ATGTGCAATTAAAAATAACAACCATATTTCTGACTTATTATCTATAAAATATTGAGTAATAATCGGTTGTAAATACTAAATATGAATCTGTATATACAGATGTGAAAGCACTGTCTATTTTAGTTTCAATGGGTTCATAACTGGCGAAATCATATAGGACTTTAAACATGTCGTCCTTGATTAACTCATTGGCTTTCTCTTCTTTTGATTTGCATCCACCCAATAATATTGCAGTTGATACAATGGTAAATAGTATTTTTTTCATTTGTGTATATATTAAACTTATCCTATTTTTCGTTCATTTTTCAACATTGTTAATTCACCCTTTATTCTCTTGTTTTCCTCAGATAAGAGTTGGATCGTTTTCATTTGTTCATTGATTGTACCTTGCAAAGTTGTTATTGTATCAACAAGACGGGCTATCCGTTCTACGTTCTCCTTATTTTGTGAGTTCTCAGAAATAAGCATATTCCCTTTTCCTCTAAGTAACCATTCTGCCGATATTTCTTCATTTGAGAGTAAAATGGCATTAATCGTGTTTAAACTGATTTCGCGAACTCCATTCAGCTGATTTATAAATGTATTGTCTTTTAAGCCACATTTAATGGCAAATGCTCTATTACTCAGCGAATAATGAGCAATAATTTCTTTAATCCTATTAATCATATTAAATCAATCAAAAGTTAAATACTCTCAAATGAGAGTATTATTAGGTTTTTAAATTTGTATATACTCTCAAATGAGATTATATTTGCATCATCAATCAATCATACATACAAACATACAAAATATGATTGACAAAAACAATTTAAAAATGAAGAATATGCAATACAATTTATCTCAAATAATGAAGGCGGCACACCGCAAATTCAAAAAGGGTGGGAAAACATTTTCAGAGTGTTTGAAAACCGCATGGAAGTTCGCAAAACTACAGGAGTCGTTTTCGGATGAGAATGTAGCCAAGAGAGATAAAGAGTTTGCAAATAAGCAGAACGAAGAAATACGTAAATCCGTAAAAGCCACTCCGAGCAAAGTATACAATGATTTGTCTATTCCTGTATCAGCTTACTATAATCAAAACAGCACTTTGTATGGTGCACATTACGTGGGAGATTAATAATATGGAAGAGTTCGCAAACAAATTAAAAAGCATGAGTCTTGCATCCATATCCGGTATAATAGAAGGGCTTTCTTATGTACTTGATGGTGATTTCGATAAAGAAAAGAGAGTTGAAGTATCTGAAAAGCTGAGAATCATTTCAGAAGAACTGTTCAACCGTGGGCTGGATTCCCAAGAATCCTACCTTGCACGCGACAATGAGTTGTGCACTCGTATGCTTGCAAGAACGAACATAGATTGACCTCACTAAGTCAAACCAAAATAGCCGGGTATCCGGCACCCGGTCCGGTCTTTGTGCCTGCCTTTGAAAGGAGACCGGGAACACAGAGAAGAGTTCTTTGACATTGTGGAACATATATGGCTTACATATCAGGAATATGAAGCCCGTGAGGGTAGGTAGTTAGGCTGTAGTAAGACGGTGGTTTGGTACACCGGTGTAGAGCCGTGGTTAGCAATAAAAGCGAGGTTCAAAAATTACCCTGCAACCGAATAGCAGAGGATTTCGGTGAGTATATAGATAGAATTAATTAATAACATATAAGAGTGATGTAGCTCAGTGGTTAGAGCGCTGTGTGTGGTGGAAGGTTGAGAGTTCGATTCTCTCAAGTAGATTCTTAGCTTAAAGGGAGAGCACCACAAGCAGTGGTCAGTGGTTCGAATCCGCTCATCACTTCAATGTTTAATTGACGTTACAACTGCGTGTATATCTTATAAATTGCGTAAGTTGTTAAACTAATAATAAAGAGTAGAAATGAAATATAGGAAATTGATTCACAAATTGCGAAGAATTTCTTGCGTGGTACGGCTGGCGTTGCGGTCATTTTGGAATTGTATAAGCTATAGAGGATATATTCTTTTACCTGTTTTTGAGCATTGCGTATCATCACGTTGCTCATTACTCGATTCTCGTATATGGTTATACATGAAAAAAGGATGGATAGTGCGTTTGAACATACTACCGCTAATAGTAAATTTCGACTGTAAGTATTGTTTGTTGAAAGGTTGCTTAAAGAAACAAGTACAGCAAAAGTAGTGGATGTAATAGTCAACAGAGTGCTTTGGAGCCTGAAAGTCCATTCGATTTTTTTCTCTAAAGTTTCTTTGTAGTATGAAACTACTTTTTCTTCATTATTCATATTTTCTTGTTTTTTGATTTGACACTTCAAAAATAAGAAAATCCCCTGTTCCTTTTTTATTAGCGAATAATCTTGGAACGGGGGAAACTATTAACTAATTAATAATCAGTATGGAAAAAGAAATACAGAAACGTAGTGTTATTGATGTATTGCGGAATATGGATGTAGGCGATACAGAGGTATTTCCTCTCATACAGAAAACATCTGTTGCAAATACATTAAATGCCCGACTCTATAAGGAGAAATCAGAGGGTATGTCTTGGAAAACTAAATCCGATGTGGAGAAAATGATTTATTTAGTCACCAGAACAGCTTGAGGTTATGGGGACTATTAAAGGCGAAATTGCTGAAATATTACTTGATAATATTCTTTGTGTGATGTCTACAGAGACGTTTGGAAAGGATTTCTCAGCGGGTATAGTAGGTGGTGAGAAAAAGTTGATTAGTCTCATTGAAACTGGTAAGATTGAGAGTGATAAGCCCTCTAACGCTCAAAATGGTAAATGGCATTGTAATGCCGCTCAGGTATTACTTCATTGCCGGTGTACAAAGAAAGTTGAACGTAAAAAACGGAAGAAATGAAAACATTGAAAATTATTCATAATATTTTCATAGCAGGCATATTAATAACGGCTATGTATGTTGGCGGGGGGATAGGCGCGAATGAAAAAAATATAGTTGCTTCATACGCACTCTTTGTCTGCGTTTTAGTAATGCTTGTTATGCGCTTCTTATATGAAGAAAAGCTTAAAAAGTAGTAAGGTTGCAAGAAAAGAACTATCCAGTTTTGTGATAATTTATTTCCATATCATTTTATAAGGTGTTAGTTTTCTGGAAAGTGGCTTTCTCCCCGGCTCGATGCCGGGACTTGCACAAGTAACCCGTGAGGGCGAATCAATCAAAAGTTAATCAATCAAAGTAGCCGGAAGCGTCTGGCTACAAACTGGAGGAATGGCGGAATAGGTAGACGCGCTACTCGACAATAGGGAATGTCGACCCTTAGATGTAGTGAGCTTGACAACTCGTTCCGGTTCGAGTCCGGGTTCCTTCACAGAGTTTTTCTTTCTATTATTAACTAAAGATACCAGTGAAAAAGGACACTGTAGGGTTAAAGTCCCTTGTTTATTTTTGATTTTATCTTTATTCTGTCCCGGTGTGGCTTGAATGTGCCTATCCGGGAGCAAAGTATCCTGTGAGGGTGAACTCGTGTTATTTATGTTTGTGATTAAGGTGTACGGTTCGCGAGAATAGTACACCTTGTTTTTTGGGTGGTTAGTATTCTTGGATGAAACATTACAGAGTGCGCACGATGTAAGGAGGTCGGTTCGATTCCGGTACCATCCACAAATTTTATATTTATGATAGAACTAAACGAACGACAAAAGCAGATTCTCGCTGGTAAGATTTGTCCTTATTGCGGGCAACCTACCGAATTTGTAGATAGCGTTGAGATTTATGGTACATCTTATGGAATGATGTACTTGTGTAGACCATGTGGTGCTCATGTTGGAGTTCATAAAGGAACAGATAGAGCACTTGGACGTCTTGCTACTAAAGGACTGAGGAAACTCAAACACGAGGCACATGAATATTTTGATAAAATTTGGCAATTAGAATATATGAAGAGAGCAGAGGCCTATGCTTGGCTTTCTGATATGCTTGATTTACCTCCCGAATATACTCATATTGGAATGTTTTCTGAAATAACATGTACAAGAGTGATATATTTCAGTAAACAGTTACTCAATGATTTTCGGCGCCTTGATTTAGACTCTGGAAATGAGCCTAAAAAACCATATTTCCCACTTTGAAAATGGCGTTAAAATAGCGAAGTTTCTGTTTGTCTATCTCGTCAATAAAAGATAACTTTATTGTATAATTAATTAAAAGTCAAACCAATAACTAAAAGAATTATGACTGCAAGTAAAAAGACTGAACCAGTAGTTCAGCAAAGTGTATATAACAAGATAAAATCGATCAGACCTCTCATGGCGTCTGAAATAGAGTGCAGAGTTGGCTATATGAAGCCAGATGGTACAGGTTGTTCCTTGTTACTTTACAAAGATGCAAGAGTTGATATGCGAATACTTGATGAAGTATTTGGGCAAATGAACTGGAAACGTTCTCATGATGTGGTTCATGGGAATCTATTCTGTACATTATCAATATGGGATAGTGATAAAAAAGAATGGGTTTCAAAGCAGGATGTCGGTACTGAATCCTATACTGAAAAAGAAAAGGGACAAGCTTCAGATGCTTTCAAACGTGCCGGGTTCAACTGGGGCATAGGGCGTGAGCTTTATACAGGTCCGTTTATTTGGATTCAATTAGATAAAAGTGAAGTTTACCAGAAAAATGACTCTTATTATCCGGTTGTAAAGTTTAGCGTCAAGGATATTGATTACAATGAGAGTAAGGAGATTACAATGCTTGTTATACAGGATAACAATAATCATGTACGCTACGTCTTTGGAGCAACAAAAGAGAAAGTGTATACCCCAGAGGCTGCAAATACGAGAAATACAAAGAATGATATAAAAGTCCCCGAAGGAACATTTACCGGAGCTGGTTTAGATCTTGCAATAAAGGAAATGACTAATGTTAAAAGCAGGGAAGAGCTTGAAAAAGTTTGGGCTATCCATCCGGAACTTCACAATAATAAGGAGTTCAGAAACATCACTATCGATATGCAAAAGACGTATCCACCCAAAAACTGATGATAATGATTGAATTAGTAAAGTCCAGCGTGGTTTTCAATGAGGAAAACCACACCTATATGCTTGGTGAAAAACAACTGCAAGGTATAACCGGAATGATAAGCAGGCAGTTGTTTCCTGACAAATATAAAGATGTTCCGGATTTTGTGTTGAAGAAAGCTGCTGCAAAGGGTAGGCTTATTCATGATCAATGCCAATTTGCTGATACAACAGGTTTACCACCTGAGAGTATTGAAGCAGAGAATTATATCAAAATAAGGATAAATGCCGGATACAAGGCGTTTGCTAATGAATACACGGTCTCTGATAACGACTATTTCGCTTCGAATATTGATTGTGTTTGGGAGAAAGAAAATAGAGTCAGCTTGGGAGATATAAAGACAACATATAACCTTGATAAAGAGTATTTGAGTTGGCAATTATCTATTTATGCATATCTATTTGAATTGCAGAATCCCCTTTTAAAAGTAGACGAGCTATTCGGTATCTGGTTGCGTGGTGATAAGTCAGAATTAATTCTGATTGAACGTAAACCGGACTCTGAGGTAAAGAGATTATTAGAATGTGAAGTCAATGGTGAGCAGTACTTATCCAACTTTCCTGCTCCTGCTGATGAAAAGTCACTCGTACCAATGCAGCTTGTAAATACTATAGTCGGAATAGAAGAAGAGCTTTCCTGTTTAACTGAGATCCAGAAAGATTATAAAGAGAAGCTTAAAACAGCCATGCGGGATAATGGGGTTAAATCATGGGATGCAGATCGGTTACGTGTTAGTTATACTCCTTCTTCAACGAGTAAGAGTTTTGATACTAAAAAATTTCAAGAAGAACATCCGGATTTGTATTCAAAGTATTTGAAAACATCAACTAAAGCGGATAGTATTCGTGTAACAATAAGGGAGGGAAAATAATGAGTTTAAACAGATTGATGCTTATCGGGTATGTTGGCAAAGACCCCGATATTAGAGTTTTGGAAGCAGGTTCTAAAGTAGCCACTTTCTCCTTTGCCACTACCGAAAAAGGTTATACCCTTGCCAACGGTACGCAGGTTCCTGAAAGAACAGAATGGCATAATATTGTTGTTTGGCGTGGCCTTGCCGATGTTATTGAAAAGTACGTCCATAAGGGAGACAAGCTGTACTTGGAAGGAAAGATAAGAACGCGGAGTTACGATGACAGTAGAGGAATAAAGCGGTATATTACAGAGCTCTTTGTTGATTATATGGAGATGCCTTCTGTCAAACCTCAACAAGCACCACCGCCTTCCCCTCTTCCAGGGCAAACCAACAATCAAAATCAGAATGTTGGGAATGAGTACCCACCACCGCCACCGCCGGCTAAGGACGGTTTACCCTTCTGATAAGTTATGGAAGCAACATTAACAAAGAAAGATGGAAAAGTCCAAATGGATAAATCTTTCGAGTTCATGTGCAGTGCGCTTCGCAATGGAGAATACACTGTAACCATTAAGAAAAAGACACAACCAAGGACATTGAATCAAAATGCTCTCATGTGGAAATGGTTTCAGTGTATTGGTGCCTGTTTGCGCGAGTATACCGGTGAAGAGTATTGGAGCACTGCTGCCGGGGTACAAGATATACATGATCTGTATTGTAAGAAGTTCCTTGTTAAACAGGTTCAAGTGAATGGCAAAGTGGAAACTATCGTGCGAGGAACAAGTAAACTCAACACCTTAGAGATGCACAATTTCATGGAAAGTGTTAAAATAGATGCAGCTGCCGAATTTGGTATAACTCTTCCTCTTCCAGAAGATCAACACTATTCAGATTTTATTCATGAGTACCAAAATCGGTACTAATTAAATCAATAATAAATTATGATTGCAAATTTAAGAAATTACGAACCTGATGAAATAGAGTTCGTAGTTCCCGATGTTATTCGGGAAAAATTCCCTCCTGTATTGTTTGAGGGTTCAACCAATGTCGATGAAATTATAAAACTGGTAAATGAGAACTTTAATGCTACATTCCCAGAAAGTGAGTTAACGCAACGTATTCTTGACACATTTGAGATTGAGCAGATCCGTGAAGAGTATTGCATCAAACAGGAGAATGAAGTTCCCAAACGAGAACGTGAGCTACTTGAAGCTATCGAACGTGCGAAAAAAATCAAAAGTGATGCCCAGGATAGATTAGCTTCTATCAAAACAGAAATTAAGGATCTGGCTGCCGAAGTGAAGAAAGGAACGAGAGAATATCATCTTTCCAGTAAGAATACCATTCGGTTTGCATTAGATGGATATTTCCTCTATTATTCATGGGTTGACGGTGCTTTAAAACTGGTTAAAGGTGAGAAAATTCCAGATTGGGATAAACGCTCTCTTTGGGCACAGGAAGATCGTAATAGAAAGGCTATGCTGGATCTTTTTGGCATTGAGTATCCTGAGGTAGACCGTCCCGTTGATGTTAATGATGAGGATACCGGTGATAATTTTAATGATGCCTTCTTTGATGGCGAGGGTGATTCGGAGGGCGATGAGTAGATTGCAGCACAAAAAAGGCAGGAAGTCTAATTATGCGAAATTACTTTTGAAGAATCCGGATTGGGAAGAAGCTAAACGTAAGGTTCGTATTAGAGATAGGCATAAATGCCAGGTGTGCGGTAAAGACTTTAATTTAGAAATTCACCACAAAGTATATAAGGTTAACGGGCAATCAATTGTAGGGCATGAGCTTGAACATCTTGATTGTCTCGTTACCCTTTGTGGTGACTGTCACGATAGAGTTCACAAACATCATATCAAGTTATGACATACCAGTTAAGAGACTACCAGAAAAGAGCCAGCGATGCAGCTGTGAATGTTTTTAAAACTAAAGTGAAAAAGAACTATGTGATAGTTCTTCCAACCGGTGCGGGAAAATCCCTTGTTATTGCAGATATAGCCGCACGGATAGATGATCCTTTAATCGTATTTCAGCCCAGTAAAGAGATACTTGAGCAAAATTTTGCCAAGCTACAATCTTATGGAATTTTTGATTGTGGTGTTTATTCTGCTTCTGCTGGGAGAAAGGATATTAACCGTATTACATTCGCTACAATCGGCAGTGTGATGAAACACATGGATTTCTTCAAGCATTTCAAACACGTCTTGATTGATGAGTGTCACTTAGTAAATCCTGTAAAAGGTATGTATAAGGAATTCTTTGAAGATGAAAAAAGGAAGGTTATTGGACTTACAGCTACTCCCTACAGATTGTGTTCAGGTAGCGGAGGAATGATGCTTAAATTTATAACTCGTACTCGACCAAAGGTTTTTACCGATGTAATTTATCATTGCCAGGTGAGCGAACTCCTTGCGAAGGGATTCCTTGCAAATTTAAAATATTACGATATAACAAAGATGGATTTGAATAGAGTAAGAACTAATTCTACGGGTGCCGATTATGATGAAAAGAGTCTTCTACAAGAGTTTGAACGTGTGGATATATATAAAGATATAGTTGGATGGACTAAACGTCTTTTGAATCCTAAATCGGGAGTGCCTCGCAAAGGTATTCTGATATTCACAAGGTTTATACGTGAAGCCGAAAAACTTGCCTCTGAAATTCCTGATTGTGCAATTGTTAGTGGTTCAACAAAAAAAGAAGATAGGGCGCGAATCCTTAAAGCGTTTAAATCCGGAAAAATAAAAGTAGTTGCTAACGTCGGCGTTCTGACTACTGGATTTGATTACCCAGAGCTTGATACGGTTGTTCTTGCTCGTCCCACCAAGTCGCTTTCACTTTATTATCAAATGGTCGGTCGTGTTATTCGTCCTTATCGAGAAAAGGAAGGATGGGTAGTTGATTTGAGTGGTAATTTTCGTCGTTTCGGTCGAGTTGAAGAGTTACGGATAGAACAACCGGAAAACGGGAAATGGTGTGTCATGAGCCGGGGAAAACAGTTAACTAATGTAACATTTTAATTATTATGTGGAGGAATTATAAGAAAAAGGAAAAGAAATTACCTCTTTTCGAAAAAGAAGGTATTAAGGTTCAAAAGAAACCTGATTTAGTAGATAAACTTGATAGGGTGTTCAGCTTATTTATTCGTTACCGTGATACTATGCCTAATGGCTATTTTCGTTGTATTTCTTGCAGTAAAATTAAACCATTTCAACAAGCAGATAACGGCCATTACATCAATCGTAAACACATGAATACCCGATACGATGAAATGAATTGTAATGCTCAGTGTAGACATTGTAATCGTTTCTCAGAAGGAAATATTCAGGATTATAGGAGAAATCTTATTACTAAATACGGAGAGCGCGCTGTACTTCTTCTTGAAGCGAAAAAGAATATAACCCGTCATTTTTCTGATTTTCAATTGGAGGAAAAAATAGCCTACTATAAAGAGAAGGCTAAAATATTGAAGCAAGAAAAGGGGCTGTGAACTTATTACTAATCGGACAATAATTCCCTAATATGGAAAGAAATTCATTCATCTTTTATAAGGGGTGGAGAGAAGCAATCAAGGATTTGCCAGATGATGTCAGGCTGGAGATTTACGAGAGCATAATTGAGTATGCGACAACGGGAAATCTTCGGGGGTTGAAACCTATGGCGAATATTGCTTTCAACTTTATAAAGATAGATATAGACAGGGATACTGAAAAGTATATGTCTATTGTGGAAAGGAATAAAAGTAATGGTACTAAGGGTGGACGTCCGAAAAGTGATAACCCAGAAAAACCCAAAGAACCCATAAAACCCAGTGGGTTATCTGGTAACCCAAAAGAACCCAAAAAAGCCGATAATGATAATGTATATGATAATGAATATGTAGGTGATAATGATCCTAATCCAAAAAAGAAAGAAATTTCTCCTAACGGAGAACCAAAGAAAGACGAGCTTTCTTTGTCCTTACTTTCTGAAAAAGTTGATTATAATGGATTGATGGAATATTATAATTGTACATTCAAAGACAAACTTCAGCAGATAAAATCAATGACCGATATCAGAAAGAAAGCTGTAAAAGCTCGTATAGCTCAGTATGGAAAAGAATCTATAAGAACCGCTTTCAATCTCATTCTCCAATCTCCATTCTTGTTAGGAGCTAATGATCGTAACTGGAAATGTGACTTTGATTGGATTTTTAAGCAAGTAAATTATACTAAAATATTAGAAGGAAATTACAATGGGAAACGAATTGATACTGTCTCCGCAAGAAGAGAATCGGTTAACCATCTTAAAGACCTCGCCGGAACTATATTGCGAAACTCTCCGTCCAAAGAAGATTGAGGATGTTTTTTTAAGTAATGAACCAGTTATTGGAACCATAATCAGAAAGCTCGGAGAACCACAAGCCAGAGCCGTACTTGTTATTTTAATAGCTGATGCCTTAGAATTTTTCAATGTAGGTAATACTATGACAGCCACACAAGTTGCTATTACTGTGGATCTAATCATTGAAGAATATCCATACATGAAAACAGATGATTTTAAGCTGTGTTTCAAGAACGCTATGAAGATGAAATATGGTGAAAATTATAATCGCATTGATGGTTCTATCATTATGGGATGGCTTTGTGAATATAACAAGGAGCGCTGTGCTATTGCTGATAACCAATCCTGGAATAAACATAAAGCTTATTTATCAGAAGAGGCAAAACCTACAAACGGGTTGTTTTATGAAGATTATCGAAACGATATTGAACATAGAGCTAAAGAGGGAGACAAGGCTGCTATCAATGCATTAAATCTTTCTAATAAAATTTACTCTTATGTCGAGGAAAGCAAATATAAAAAACAAAAACTAATACTGGAAGAATTTGATGCAAAACGGAAAAAGGGAGCTGACAATCTACTGGGCGACAAAAGACGCTGAGTGTATTGAACTCATAAGAGAGAAGTTTAATATACCTCGACATCAAACAGTAAATGGTGAAACTCTTACTGAAATACGAGAAGAAGATATGGAACTTCTTCGGGAAACAGAAAGACGTGGCTTTATTCAGATACGCAATAAACCCCAATGAAAAAGGCGTTAAAATGGCGAAGTTTCTGTTTGTATAACTTGTCTTTTTACGATAACTTTACTGATGTAATAAACTAAAAGTCAAACCAATATAATTAAATTATGGAAGTACAAAACATTAGAATTGACCTTATCAGTCCTTCTCCTTTGAATCCGAGAAAGACTTTTGATGTAGCAGCTCTTGAAGAGCTTGCAAGTAATATTGAGAAACAAGGCTTATTGTAGCCTATCACTGTCAGGGTAGCCAAATCCGAAGAAGTGACCGATTTAGAAACTGGTGATGTCACAACAATCCCCTGTTTGTATGAAATAGTCTGTGGTGAGCGTCGTTTTCGTGCTGTATCACTGTTGAAAGAGAAGGAAGATAAAGAGAATGTTGCTAAAATCAAGGCACATCGCAAGAAATCAGAACAATTCCAAGCGATTTCCTGCATTGTTAGAGAGATGACGGATGATGAGGCTTTTGAGGCAATGATTACCGAGAACCTTCAACGCAAAGATGTAGATCCTATTGAAGAGGCTTTTGCCTTTGCACAGTTGACCGAGAAAGGGCGAACTTTGGAAGATATCGCTTTACGCTTTGGCAAATCTACTCGCTTTGTTTTTGATCGTATCAAATTGAATAATCTTATCCCTGAGTTACAGGCACGTGTGAGAGAGGGAGAAATACCGTTATCTGGTGCTATGATCCTTTCTAAACTTGAAGAAAGCTCTCAAACGGAATTCCATAAAGAGAATGAGGGGGCATGTAATACAGATAGGATTCGTAGATTTGTTGGTAACTCTTTTATGGAACTGACGAGAGCCGAATGGATTAAAGATGATGCGGATAATTGGGATGACGGAGAGTTTAAACCATGCGTCCAGTGCGAAAACAATACTGTGAATCATGGGTGCTTGTTTTATGAGATGAACAATAAGAATGCACGTTGTATCAATCCGGAGTGTTTTAATAAAAAACGGAACGCCTATGTAATTCGTAAGATCATGCTTGAAAGTGACAATCTTGTGAAGGTTGGTGAACCTCTTGCATTCGGGAAAACAGTAATTATAGCAAGTACACCAGATTCTTATTGGGGGGATGAGAGAAAAGCTTTCTTTGAAAAAACATTAGAATCAGTAAAACAACTTGGATTTGAAATTATTAATCCGGAAGAAGTCTTTAAAGGTAAATGTTGGTATGCTGAGGATGATGAACGTACTCAGAAAATGTTAGAAAACGGTGAAATTTATCGTTGTATCTCTTTCTGGGAATATTATAATCCTGAAATTAAGGTCAATTTCTTCTATATTAGAAAAGAGCTTGCTTCTGACACTTCCGCTCTTGCAGATCCTAAAGATGTAGAGAGAGGAAAGATAAAGGAAAAACAACAGAAGGCTAAGGAAAAGATAGTAGAAAAGAGTGCCGAGACAATGAGAAAGTGGGCACAGGAAAAGCCTTATCATCAACGGGGTAAAGAGTTGTCCATTAATGAACAAACGGTATTCGATGTTATGATTCTCCGTAATTGTAGTAATGAATATTTAAAAACGTTGAAGCTTTCTAAATATGAAAAGGATTCAGATTTTGTGAAATATGTTAGAAATAACCAAGCAGACCGGAATCATTGGTATCGAGCTTTTATATCAAAGAATCTTTCAGAAAATGATGTTATGTTTTACAAGTACATGCAAAACTGCCAAGGCATCCTCTTTTCAGAACAATATCCTGATGATTATACAGAACTTGGCCAGAAACTTATTACTTCATTAGATAAGAAATTGAAAAAGTTCAATGAGCGGCTAAAAGAGTTGGATAATAATAACACAGAGGAAGCCTAACGGTTTCCTCTCTTTATTGATATGCTTATGAAAACTTGGTCTAATGAACAACTCGCTATACTTGATAGCGAGTATCCAACTGCTGATTTAAAAGAGCTTGCTGGCCGCCTTGGTAAAACACCTGAAGCTGTGAAGGCAAAAGCCTTAATACGTAAATTAAAACGTTCGCCAGACGTGAGGGTTTGGAGTCCGGTTAAAAGACAAAAGCTGATAGCTCTTTATCCCGATCATACCAATCTTGAAATAGCTTCGATGCTTGGTTCAACTGAAAGTGCGGTTGCCGGTATGGCTTTCAAACTAAAATTGAGAAAGTCGGCAGAGTTCTTATTTGAACATTCCTCAAAGGGTTTCTTCCCCAAAGGACATCAACCAACGAATAAGGGACGTAAGCAAACAGAATATATGTCTGATGCCCAAATTGAAAAAACGAAGGTTACACGTTTCAAGAAAGGTAATATTCCTGGTAATCATAAACCGGTTGGCTACGAACGCATAACCCGTGACGGCTACATCGAAGTGAAAACTGCTGAACCGAATGTCTTTGAACTTAAACACCGCCTTGTATGGATTGAGCATAATGGCGAAATTCCTCCTGGTTACAATATTCAGTTCAAGGATGGAAATAGGCGGAATGTCTGTATCGAGAATCTTTATATGATTAGCCGTTCCAAGCAAATGAAAACCGAAAATTCATACCATGCCCGTTATCCGGAGGAAGTAAAGAAACTCATACAGTTAAAAGGTGCGCTGAATAGACAAATTAATAAAGCAACAAAAAAGAATGAATCATGAGTGATAATGCAATAGATAGATTAAAAGAAATGGTTAACAAACCGTTCCTTTATCAGAATGAAGAAATTGTAATTCTCAACTACTGTGATGGTACCGGTGATGATGGAACCGAAGTTGAGATATACTTGAACAATGGTAAAGTTCTAATATTTAGTATGTTTGATTTAGCTTCCAAATTGAACCGTTTCCGGTCGATAACAAATACAGTTGTTGTGTTGGCAAATGAACGGTTAAATAAGGTGTCTACTGTGAATCCTACTATCTTGCAAGATATGAGAGACTTGGTTCTTCAACAAATAAAGGACGTGAAAGAAGATCCTAATAAAGTTAATCAGGCAAAACAGGTTTTTCAAGGTGTCAATACTCTTATTAACCTTGCTGGAAAATCCAGTGTAAGATGCCCCCTAAAACCAAGCGATTCTATCCCCTTGTGCCCAAATAATCCTGCCCATTGA